TTTAGTTTTTAATATATTTTTGTATATTTTGGTTTGGCCTGCAGCCACCGGGTCACTAGAAACCCACGCTGCAGCAGTCACAAGCACGAGGCTAAAGGAAGAGTGAAGCCAAGCCACTAGCCAGGCCAGAAGCGCCGCTGAACATACCAGCGGTTTTACTGACTAGATTTGTGGCGGGCCCCAAAAGGGAGCTTATGTCGTCGAGGAACATATTCCCCCTATTGATGCCATTGCGGGCCTTGCCCGGCAACGACTCAATTCCTTGAGAAGCGCTCTTCATGGCAGATCCGGCGTTAGCCAGTCCACCAGCGAACCGTCTCCCGCGAGCAGCGGGCTGGACGTTGTCGAGCTCATTATTGGCCCTCGACAAAATTCTGGAGAATGCCGTCGGGTCGGCTGGGGAAGCGGTTGCTGGCAAGAACGAAGAAACACCTGGTGCAATAGTGCACTCAAAAGTCGCTTCACACTCAATCAAGAATGTGGTGCCTGGGCCAAGGCCAGACCCAATCATCAGCATGCTAGGAACAGCATTAACTTGCAATTGGGGTGGTCCTGCGACTAAAGCTCCGGTGGCGGTGTCGGTGCCAAGGGAGTACAGGAGAGTCTTTCGTCTCGCGCAATCGTAGTTTATGGGCGTAAAGAGAACGGAGTCGGGGTCCTGCGGGAACCAGCGAATCTCCATGCCGTCTTCAGCGCCTAAAACCTTTCCACCATACGTGTTGAATAAGTCAGCGGCGTTCCTTGGGGCGAACGTTGGGATAACCATATCGCTCTGCCCCCAAACAGCGCCCTGTTGCAAATAAGCACTAACAAATGGTACCACAGCCTCCTTGGGGATGAGAGCCCCGTAAACCACACCTTGAGTTTGCGTGTAGTTTCCGGCAAAAGAAAGTCGCAAACCCGCAGAAACGCATCGAGCGCCTGCGAGAATGTGAGATTCAACTGCTTCGGGGGGCGTGACCCATTGGAAGCCGGTGTCCCAGGCCGTTTGTTGCCCGGCAGTAAACGAGGCATTGCTAACTGCAAGTGCCAAGGGATACATGTCGGGATAATTGGCTGCACCAATAACAGTGTTCGGAGGTGTAGCATCGAGGACGCTATCCCAAACATTGTAAATGGGCGTCAAAGAAATGGCCAGGTTCCCATTTGTATCCGTAACAATCGGGGCTTGGATCTTCACCTTGACCGACATGGTTCTTACGACCAACGAGTCGGGAACCTTGGCCAGAACGGCCTGATCAGTCCAAGGATCGACGAGTGACGCAGCGTACTCGGCCACGGCCTGCTTCGTCGTCATATCCACTCCCGGTGTTGACGGTTGCAAATGCAACGCACTGACACGCCTTTTGGGCGTATTAACAACACGTTTCTTCAGAGCTTTGGAAGACTTAGATCGCTTCACAATTAATTTCACTCTTTTCTTTGCCATAGTGCCACTCAATAAATCACGGAAATCTTTCACTAGTTTATAAATTGAGCCGGCCAACCAAACTCTGGCCGTAATGAAAGATAAAGACAAAACATTGACGAACCTTATATGATTGCCAGCCATTCCGCTGCCGGCAACACCCGTATTAACTCGCTCATGGGAGTTCAATTCACGGTTGTTCGTCCACTTGCTATTGCCTTTGTGGTCGAATGCACGACCACTTCCCCTCGGGGGCTTGGGAGCCGCCGGGGCCGCAGCTTCCCGTGGCTGCGGGTGATGGACTCCATCTATCACTGCTTCAGCCTTAGGAGGCTGGAGCAATCTCTCTGTGAAGCCAGGACATAGTAAAGCTTGTGAGATGTCATCAATCACTAAGCGCATCCAGTCATCGAACTTGTTGATATTGAAATCAGACAAGTCGCGATCCAAGACGCCTGCCATCCAACAATCGGTATCAATGTTGGGGAATTGCACTTCCTTTGCGTGATCGGAAAAGTAACTGGCAACTCCTAAGGTCATCTTACAATCGCCCAATTTCTGGACAACTATTCTGGCGAACTCACCTATTATAGGTGTATGTGGATCAGTGAGAGCGAGGCCCATGCATTTCTCATGCAATTTCTGCTGGGCCGTGATAGACTTAGGCAATTTCGTCGACATATGGAGTTTGGCCAACTGTCGGCGAATATCGCACATTGAGTCCAATTGTCCAAACCAGACCATGGGGCTATAGAAGCGAGCAAGAAAGCTCACTCCCAACTCCCCCCGTCGAACAATCTCTATTTCAAGAACTTGACCGACGGAAGCGCAAGCCTTCACATAGGCTGCTGGATCCACGTCGGGAGTCAGTCCATCATCACCACCATAGATTCCCAGCTTCATCCACGCGACTTCGGCGCCGTTATATTGCCCAGAAACCTTGGTACCCCGTAGGGCAACAAAGGCCATAAAGGCATTATCCAGCGAATTGAAATCGGCAGTCTCAGGGGAACCTGAACAACGGCTGTCCATGGTTTCATACTTGATTCCAAACCTAGTATAAGCCACACAGTCCTTGTTCTTCTCCATCAGCTCCAATAAATGGTGCTGAACAGAAGGGTGGAACGCGCGCAACATGGCTTGGCGCTCAAGAAATCGCAGAATGTGTGATACCCGTCCATCGAACCGGGACAAGTCAGTATTCACGCAAAACTGCGCATACTCGAGCACTTCAGCCACGCGCTTGCTTATGTTTAACGGATCTTTCCCGAAGGCGTACCAAGGTTGAACCTTCATAACGTTATCGGAAAAGGAGTAAACAAAAGCTGCGTAGAGCGCTTTAGTTAGACCAGACATAATAGAGATCATTCTCGGGTCGGTCGGTTTGCCGTAGGTCTCTGCCTTCATAAAAGCTTCGACTACGGCGGGACCTGTACTGTCTAAGGAGAGTGACACGGACTCCAAAATGCGCCTCTGTGACGGACGATTCTGGCGAAGAGCCACTTCATCGCTATCAACTGGATACAAGGTATGTCGCTGATCATCAGGGATCAGTTGTTGAAGAAACTCCTCAACACATCTATTTAGGAATGGTGTTAAAACCACCTCCTCGGGCTTGACTCGTACACTTAGGATCCTGGCGTCCACACCTCTCTGCTCGTTAGCCTTGGTCCTACTAGGAACATGGGCCTCAGCCAGGAAAGGCGCCATAAAGGCTTCCTGGGCTGGTGGGGCCTCACTATCGTAGACATCTAAGCTACCGTACTGATACTCCAAGACCTTACTTGGAGCAGTGTAAACTCGCTCCACCGTGCTGTCGTACATAGCACGGTGGTACCTAACCAAACTCGTCATAGCCTCAATAGTAACCTCGTCTCCAACGACTTGCTTGACATGCGCAGCAGTCAAGTCAGTCTTATACATAGCAGCCATGCGCGCGAGACAATCGTCTTGCACGACTGGTATGCTAGCTGACGCGTATTCGCCGCAGACCCCTGTTGATCTGCGGCGACCTGAAGTGGTGACCACGTCCATACGCAAGAAATTGATGTTCAATTTAGGACATTGCTTAACGATACTCATTCGAGCAAGCTTATCCCCGGTCAGCCACTTAGCAGGGCACCAAAACCAGGATTTAAGATGCACGATGGGTATCAAAGCAATAACTTGATGATGATCATCAAGCGTACGCCTTTCCACGTTGTACGTAGTCACATCCGTACGTAGCCCAAAGTAGGCCTTAGAGGTGGCAAGAAGCACGTCTCCGCCATAATTCCAAACTTTATGGTGGTAGTCGGCGCCTCCAGCGACGACATATGTGGCTTCATTGTCCTTATTAAAGGTGAAGGAATACTCGGAAGTGGCTGCACTCACCAGCGTAGGCTGGAAAGTGGAGATCAAGTACATGCGTGGATCCTTAGCAATCAGATCCGGGATATCCATGTACATATCCACATCGACTAAGCAGACTATATCACTCTGCTTTGGATTGTAGGTCCTAGGAGCTACATCCAAATCCTTACACCAATAATAACTCCTACAACCGGCTCTACCCCGCCTTTCATCCGCATGAGACATCTGGCAGAACCAGGTGGAAACTCCCAACCTGGCTGCTACCATGTCCATAAACAGCGCACTCGCGTCGCGTAAAGCGGCGGAGTTAGGATGTGAATGGTGTCGTGCGGGACGGTTAAAGACAAACGGAATGCTTTGTATCACTCCTCGGGCAGCCCTCGCGTTAGCTACGGGGTCTCCCATAAGACACGCTAATCTGTGGATCCACCACGAAAGAACGCGGCGGCTAGCATGAGCCAAAAGAAGCCGAACAGGGTAGGTACGCAACCGAAGATCAAAGCGACCAACAGAAGTACATAACGCACCTCACAGATAATTAGCAATGTCATTATCATAAAATCTACTGGAAAGTACTTAACAATAAAAGGGAAGCTAGCTAACGCCGCTAAAACTCCCACAATATTGGTTCGAGCACGCAACCAATCCAGCACTTTTTCCAACTTCCGCTCACGGAAGTCTTCCACCTCATCGGTGTAATCTGAATATTTCATTG